AACGGACACCGCTTACAACAACTATTTTCCTTCCAGAATTTGTTCATAGCACAAACTGGAAGAGTGAGCATGTGATCATTATGCCAGCAGATGACACGCTTAGCTGGTAACTGCCTAAATACTTCTGGTACTATATGACCATGAAAATATTTGTAATCTTTACTGCTGCTATACGAGGAGCCTTTCCTTTTCTTTTCTGGAGTGAGATACTCGGGCTTTTTCTGCCCCGGTTTACGACGTATCGCTCTTCTTTTCAAGCCTCGTATTAACATTTGAATGTAATAGATTCCCTAAAAAGTTTCAGTATTTCCTCTTCCTCCTTGGACACTGCACGTACTCTTCTATTATCAACTTGCTCTTGAGCCGTAGCCCATCTACAATTTTCGGGAGCATAGTTCCCATTAACATCTATTCTATCCAGACTTGTATTGGCAGGACGTTCTCCCATGTCCTCAAGAAAACTCTGAAATGAAGCCCACCTAGAAACTATAGAAATACCGCGGCCTCCATAATCTTTATATCGTGGATTATTGAGATTAAAACACCGCTGTCTCATATTAACCCATATACTGTATAACGGGTGTTTATTTCCGTTCACCCGGTGACCATGCTTAAACCTAATTTCTTTCTTTAAACACCCACAAGACTTTGTAGTTCCTTTTGTAAGAGAATAAGAAACTACTTTACTTGTTCTTCCACATTCACACGAACAAAGCCAATAACCATTCTTATTTTTAGGATCTGCTATTCGTTTAAGTACAGTAAGTCTCCCAAATTTCTGACCTTCAAGATTTAAACGTATTTTTCCTGCCATTTTATTTCTCACAAGAATTAACATACGCAAATTGAAGTACCCACGCGTCTGTTATATCATTATGTTCTTTAAAGTTCCACCCCATATCAAACTCCGAATTAAAATATTTAAATACATCTTCCTTGGTAACTCTACCTTCAAATTCTAAAGTTTTCCGAGCGGCAGTAGCAGTCATCAATACGACTTTCATACGTTTAGAGGCTGCCAGTTCTGTGGCCACGCCGCCGAACTTTGACAGTATCTTTACAGTATGTATACTACCAAAACCTCTACGATAATATACATCTTCCATCACAACTACTTTGGGTTTATATTGTTTCAGGATCTTATTGAGTTCTTTACGAAATAATACCAATTTCTTTGTAAACTCTAGACCCTTGTCAATTTGAATTATACCACAGTTCTCTTTATCAACAAACCATCCTGTTGATTTCGTAGAGATGTCTAGTGCTAAAGTTTTCATTATTACCTCCGGGAACTTACAAGTTCCCAAGATAATAATAAACCCAGCGGTTTAGGATTTCAATCCAGATCCGACCTCTGGGTTATTTGCTTAGCAATTCTTTAAGAGTTCCCCTTTCCTCATCAGACAATCCACTGAGGTCTGGATTTTGAACCTGGACCTCTATGAAAACGTCACCAGGGGGGCCTTCATTAAACCCTGCCCCTCCCTTACCAACAATACGAAGAGTTGTTCCATTAGAAATACCTTCAGGAATAACTACTCCAAGAGTTCTCTCTTCTTCTATATAGGTTTGACCATTACATTGAGAGCATATGGTTTTAATGCTCTTCCCCGCACCGCCACAAGCACTGCAGGTCTGCTGCATAACTATACCTGGGCGCTGTTGTATTTTCATGCCTCGCCCATTACAAGCGTCGCATACCTCAAAATCTGTACCGCCGTGGCCTTTACAATTACTACAACCAGAAAGAGTCTTATATTTGATGGGAAGATTAGTTCCAAATAAAGAATCCATTAGGGAAATCTGCACTCCTATCCTAACAGTCTGTCCTCTTTTTGCCATTGGTTGGCGCGGAGCCCTATGAACATTAAACCCAAAGTGGCTGGCTATATCAAACGGGTCTCCTGTAGCAGCAAAGTTAAAAGGATTCCCTTGAGGAGAACCTGTCGCATCATAATTTTTACGCTGCTCTTCATCAGCAAGAACAGAGTAAGCCTCAGAGATCTCTTTAAATTTCTCCTCGGCTTCCTTCTGTTTTTCTTCTTCCTGGTGCTTGTCGGGATGCCATTCGTGAGCTAAAGCTCTGTAGGCTGTCTTAATCTCACCGGCACTGGCCTCTTTAGCCACACCTAGAATTCCGTAATAATCTTTAGCCATTGTCCTTTACCGTTGCCGACTCGCCGCAGTGCGCGCATAAATATACGACCGCGTCGTCCTGTAATACAAGGTTAGTAACCTTATAGTCACAAAAAATACAATAGGGATAGTCTTCCTGGGCCATTACAATACCTCTCGGGTAGTCTCCTCAGCCTCAACGCTCTCTATAACTTCTCCATAGATCGTGATTTCACTATCACTCACCGCTAGCGTTGTTACATTAAAAGCCTGGTTAGCTTCCAGTTGGGGATAAAGCTTATGGGCAAACAAGATGCGAGGGATCTCCCACAGAGACAACATATTATCATCAAATACGATAAACGCATCATCTCCTACAATCTTGACTCCCTCGGCCAACTCTTCAGGTTGTAAATGTTCACTGATCAAGCCTTCGTTGGGGATCTTGATCTCCACCCGCTTCTTTAGCTCCCACACATATTCTCGCGCGGGCAATAAAATCAAGCCTGGTGATATGCCTACTACCTGGTTCATCTTAGGCCTCCGCTGCAACCGGGACAAAGTTAGTCACGACAGCGTCGGTAAAGACTCGCTTGGTGCCATCAGGGGCATCCCAGCTCCTTTCCTGCATGTGTCCGGAAACCTCAACCTCTGCGCCTTCGGGCAGTGCGCCCAAATCATCAGCTAACTCATTCCAAGCAGTAATCTTGACATAAGACTTTCTAGGAGTCTCTGGATCATCCTCACGGAAGTAAGGGATAACTATCTTAGACTTGAATAGGCTGGAGTCATTGAATCCTACCTTCTTAAGTTCTGGCCAAATGAGTTCGCCCTTGAGATAGAAAGTATTCTCTCCGGTCTCATCAATATTTTCAGCGTCTACTCCTTCAACTATAATCTCTGTAGATGAACGTCGCTGTCCATCTCTAGTGTTGTAGGAGCGCTCCTGAATTCGGCCCGATACTTTAACACGGGCCTTTGGAGGCAAAGTATGGAAATATTCTGCGAAATCTTCCCATGCCACAATTCTCATATAGGCACTGGTCGGCTCGCCAGCTCGGTCTTCCACCGGAATCCGGATCTTAGCCTTATAAAGGGCCTTCCCACTCTGTGTGTACTTAAGCTCTGGCCAGCATAGCTCGCCCTGTAATACTACGTTGTTGATACCCTCTTGCATTTTATTCTCCTCTAAAATATATTTCTAAATCTTCTTTATTAAGGTACTTTGGATCCTTGCCATCTGGCAGGTCAATTACCCGCAGGTTTAATCCTTTCTCTAGCATTTTTACCAGTCTAGGAACACCCTCTCTTCCGGCTTCATCTGGATCCAACATTATTGTCGCATTCTCTGCGTATTTCAAAATCAATTTAGCTTGGTTAGGTACAATATCAGTGCCCATGATGGCTACTACATTGTACACTCCTAATCTACATAATGCCCAAACATCTACGAACCCTTCTACTATGATCAGAGTTCTATCCTCACCTACATAGTCTTTGGCGACATCTAGGTTGTAAAGGGTCTCCCCTTTGGATACATTCTTGAGAAGGACATACTTTGGGTCTTCGTCTGAATCAGTACGTCGCATACTCACGGTGAGTAGCTTACCGTCTTCGCTACGAATGGGTATGGTTTCCCTGTGAACTCCGCGGGAATCCGTTGTACCTCCCACCTCGTAAAAGTCCAATATCTCTTCTGAAAATCCGCGGTCAGTAAAATAACTGGATCGTTTACCTTCAAATTCGGCGAGGACTTCTTCGGATACTGTTCTTGTAACAGGGGTACGTTTATTTCTCAGTGTCTCTTGACGTATCTCCTGTTGTTGTTTTAACTTGAGAAATTCTTCTGAAAGCTGGGCTTGGTTGTTGAGATCCACGCCAGCCATGTCTGCCAATAACTGAACGCTCTCCATGAAATTCTTACCTGTGGTCTTTTGAATCAGGCCTATTAAATCTCTATCCTTTTCTCCCTCACAGTGGTGGGAATAACAACACCAGGTTCTGTTCTCCAAGTTAAAACGAAAGGCAGTAAGGCCGTCTCCACCATGAACCTTACAAGGGCCTCGCAATTCCTTTGGGCCCCTCTTAACGATGTTGAAACCCAGATATCCTAGGACAGACTCTGGATCCACAAGCTTTTTTATATTCAGAACAGTCTCTGGATTAACCTTCATTCGTGGCGGCCTTGATCTGATCAAAAATCACACCAACAATTACCGGGATACCCTTATCATTAACATCCGGGATTCCGGGGATGTTGGCATCTCTCAATCTCTGCAGCTCTTCCTGTACTAACTCTGTTATCTCATCCTGGACGTCAGCAAACTCAACGTTGGTCGGGTCAGAAACAGTTTCTTGAAGCTTAGTTACGACATTAGAAACTATGACCAGAAAATCGTGTGTATCAAATTTGTTTGGATCATCCTTTATTCTACTAGCCAAGATTTTCAAGATTCCAGGAAGAAACTTTAGAAGCTGATTAGTCACTCCCTTAACCTTAGCATTAGTATAGTAGAAGTAAAGGAAAGTTCCCATGCCCCCTACCAGGCCTACCAACTTGGCAATATCTAATAGTTGTTGTAGATCCATTACTCTTCCTCCTCGGGGTCCATAGGTCTGAGGTCTGCAACTTGAACCTCGGCTTCTCTCATGGTCAGAGTCTTCTTACGGAAGTGAATATCCAACCCTGCAAAATTGGTTCCGCCGGCTCTTGTGTCTAGAATTTGAAGCCTATGGCTACCCATTTTAATAACTTGCTCGCTGCCGAATTCTTCTGCTAACGCCTCTCGCTCCTTCTTGGTTTTGGCCGACAACCCCAAGAGGGTGTTGGCATACCTAAGGATTCTATCGGAGTCTGCGAATTCAGAAGCGGTAATGTGCCCTTTATTGGCACCTAGACGCCCGATTTGGGCGGCCGTAAAAACAGGAATGTTTAGTTGACCTGCCAAGTTCTTGAGAGCAACGCATAGATATCCCAATGCCTGGTGCTCTTTCACATTTCCTATGTGCTGTAGATCCGAGTCCGGGAGTTTGATGTAATCAAACATCAAACAGCCGATCCCATACTGATGGTGATACTTTCTAGTAACAGAAGAGATGGCTTCAGCAGTAAAGTCAGGATAATACTTATGAAGAATCAGGCCTTGTGATGCGCATCTCTTCGCCTCTTCCACTGCCTCTCTGTCTGCTTCATTGTTGTAGAACGTCCCGTTCTTGATGTCTCTTTCATCAACACCGGATAGAATAGAAACCAAGCGCATTCTCTGCTCTCTAATATTCATCTCTGTATCAATATACAGGACGGGAACACCTGTGCGACATGCGATGTTGATCGCAGAGTTTAGAAGAAAGGTAGACTTTCCTACCTTGGGGCGGGCTCCCAGTACCGTAAGCGTTCCAGGCTCCAGTCCATTGATTGCTTCGTCCAATCTCTCAAAACCTGTATTGAGTCCTCTAACAGTGGTGGGATTCTGGATTACTTCTTCCAGCATTTCCTCCAAACCATCTGCCAGGTTCTCAGCCTCCGTGCCGCGCTCGGAATTGACGGCAATCTCTAGGAATTTATTCTGGCTAAAGTCCACTAGATCTGATGCGGTGAGAGATTCTCCCGTAAGAGATTTATTCTTCTCCGTTTCGGCTGAAATCTCATTCGCTGCGAGAAAGATTTGATATTTAGTGCTGGCGTCAGCTACCCTATTAATATAGAATAGAATGTTAGTGGGATCTATGCTTTTCTCAAATAGAGAACTAACATATTCATATCCCCCAATATTCTCTTCTACTTTGAGAACACTGGCCTGGCTCATAATGGCCGCAAGGTCTATGGTCATTACCTCTGACCTCATAAGGGTCTTGATAATAGTCCACAGAACTTTATGATGGGGTTTCAGGAAATCCTGCTCAGAGAGCTTGGCTTCAACCTCAAAATAATTAGTAACATCTTTGAAAACACAGGCAAGAACAGCCGCCTCGTTTCCCGGGTGCGCAAATTTAGATTTAGTCTCCTCAGTCTGCATTAACCCCGTTCCCTACTAGTATAATGCCGTTCATCGGCCTGTCTTCTGATCTCAGACTTAAATGCATTAATAAGCTCCGTGATGGGCTTATCAAGACCATCCAATAGATCCCTCTCAGCGGCGGCCTCATCATATTCTAATTCTAATGCCTGTAGTTCCACACTGGAAGCAATGGCGTTGGCTTCTCTTTCTTTCAGGGTACTTCCTTTTACTTCTCCGGTCTGAAGTAAGCCCTTGACTCGCCGATCTAAGACTTTCTTTTTCTGACTAGCGATTACTCTTGCTGTGTTAAATCTCGCCTGCAAAGTAATCAGATATTGGGCAAGCATAATGGTATATTGAGAAATCTGCTGGGAAGGGGTTACCTCCAAAGCGTTAACGTCAAAGTTGAAGGCATTCTCTATCTGCGAGGGGGCTATTGCTTTATGTATTGAAAGAGAATTGGACGTATCTCTTAATTTACCACGTATTCTGTCGTCCATTTTGTGCCTCCTCTATCCTATTCAAAAGATCTACTGTCCCTATGGGAATCTCATCGTAATTGACCGTGACCAGAGTGTAATCATGCAGGTCACACCACTCCTGCTTTAGCCGATCTCTCTTCTTCTGCGCTCTAAAAGACGCTGCGGAGTTATGAAAGTGCTTGTTAAATTTAGAGTGCTGTATCCCTTGAACCTCAACATATATATTGAGAGAGGGAAGATAGAAATCAAAGAAAAGTCTATTCCCTTTATAATTGATGTACTCTTCGTCTTTGATCAGCGTATTAGGCAGCGCTTGACTCAGACTTTCGCGCACGCTTTTTGCTAACTGGCTTATCATCTGATACCACCTCTTCAACTTTTAGTTCTTCAGGAGATTCAAAGATCTCTCCTGCAATTATGGCTTTAACTTGCCTCGTTAGGCTTGCCTGAAGCTCGGTATCTTTCTGAAGAGCGAGCTTGGCCTTCTCACGTCCTTGCCACTTATGCTCTCCAAATGTCAACCAAGCCCCACCTTTCTCAATGAGACCCACCTCAACTGCCAAGTCTAAGATCTCACCATCAGTATCATACCCAAGGCCGTAGATGAGATCTACCTCTGCCTCTCGGTAAGGAACGGCGCGACGGTTCTTAATTACTCGGAAAGTAGTTTTATGTCCATAGACCTCTCCTGTTCCGTCAAGAACTAAACGCCGACTCTTTGATGCAGGACTACCAATAAGTTCAATACGATAGGACGCATAGAAAGGAAGAGATTCCCCTCCCGTAGTAGTCTGGGGATTACCATAAGCACCAATCTTATTTCGGATTTGGTTAATGAAAATCAATAGAGTATTAGTTTTCTTGGCCACTGGTAGGATTTTCTGTAATCCAGCACTCATGAGTCTAGCATGTAATCCCATAGTCTGCTGATCGTAACCATCCTCCGTCCGAGCCTTGGGAACCAGGGCAGCAACAGAGTCAATAACCACTACAGCAAACTCACCAGTCTGCATGAGCATATCCGCGATCTCTAGATTGGCCTCTCCAGTGGGGGCCCCGTCGGCCACCATTACCTGATCTTCGGGAAGTCCAATCTTAACTAACAATCGGGTATCTGCAGAATTCTCCGCGTCTACAATGGCACATCTATATCCTAGGTCACAAGCAGATTTGATCACACTATAACTTAAGAAACTTTTACCAGCGCCCGCGCCTCCAAAAAATTCTGCGACCAACCCTCTCTCTAGTCCCCCATTACCAATGGCATTGTCTAACCCAAGACAACCGGTGGAGATTGTCTCACGTTCCTGCGAAGCGGCCTCTCCTAACCACTTAACCACATGTCCGTACTCTTTCTCAATAGCTTTGGTAGCCACGCTAAGGCGCGCGTCTCCTTCATTCTTCGCCATCTAAAGCCTCCAATATTTCTTTTCTTTTTTGTCTGGCGATGTCGTCATCTCTCTCGCCATATTCCTTCTCGTAATCTTCATAGAACTGATTGAGACATCTATCATTTTCAAGTGTTACGACTTCTTTATTCTCTTCATTGGCAATGGAACATACCCTATCCATAATCGGACGCACTGCCAAGATATTAACACTGATGATTGGTTCTTTAAGAGACATGTGTTTCTCATATTTAAACATGTTCTCTATCAACTCAGCACATTCCCGCACCGCATTCTCTTTACTCAGTCCCAATTTCTGGCGACTGCGAACAAAACTACTAATCACTTTGGTATTCCCTTGATGGTCTATACTTTCGGGAAATCTACGTTCTGAATTGTAAAACTTTCTACGGGCGTAGAAGTATTCTAACAAATCTTTGGCTGTTCTTATACTCTCAAAGTCTGGATATGACTCTTTGAAGACTCTATATCCTCGCTTTTGAAGTTCTTCTACAGCTTCCTGCTCATCAAAATAGAGGTTCATTACTCAATAATCTTCAAAGTACAAACAAAGGCCTTGAAATCATCGTCCTTGTCAGACTTTAGTACCACTCCTCGGGAATTAGCGCCCTCAGTAAAGAAGAAATTAAAGGTATCCCCCTTTAACTGGCGGGTAGCGTTCTGTAAGAGAACCGAGTCAAAATGTAAAACAAAATCAACCGGAGTCTTGACCTCCAGAAGCCCTTCTTTGTCCAGGCTTGCGTCCCCTGTTATGCTCGAAGTGGAAACGTCTGCTTCCCCTGCAGCTGCGTTGGCTTCAATTACTAATCGGTGGCTCTTAACGTCCACTGTAGGTTGCGTGGCCTGGAGGGTCTCAAGGAAAGCCTCTCTTGGAAAAATGGCCTTCGTGAGTTTCTTAGTCTCCAAATAAGGAATATACTCTGGGAAAGCAGTGTTGATTAGAGAACCAACTAAAACAGTGCCGCCACTCTTGAGGTGGAAGGTGTCTTCCTGTTGGTAAATCTGTACATCTTCTAACATAGGGTTAATCAATTTAGCAGCAAGATTGGCAAACTTTAGCCCCAAAATAAAAGAGCCGCGGAGGCCTTTGACCTCAACGGCTTTCTTGAATTCTGCTATTTGTACGCCATCTGTTGCGGCGAAAACAATTTCGTTATCTGATAGAGTTAGAGATATACAATTGAATTGTGGCTTAGAAGTATCATTGGACGCAGCGTGGCTAACCTTGGACAAGCCGTCCATAAACTGGAAGGCGGGGAACAGGGTGGCCTGCTCTTCATCAAACTCGGGGGTTTCAATAAAGAAACCCACATTGAGTAGAGGAAAATTCTTGTTGTGCTTTGTAAACTTACCCTTCCCTGTGAGTTTTAAAGTGTCCTTAGCAGTAGATTCCACCTGGACATTGTTCAAAGTGCCCTCGTCATCTGTATCAACAAAGGTGGCACTGGCTGCGGTTGCTACGGCGGCGCACTTAACTAACGCCTCCCCCTTCTCTTTAACGAGGGCGGGGACTTCTACTCTAACTGCCAAATTCTCATCCGTAGACATAAAAATAGCGGACTCGCCCTCAGCGCGAATGAGGACACCTGTCTTTTCATCTGCAATTGCAGAGGTAGCAGGTGCAATCTCGTTGCACGTATTGAGCGCCCGCTTCAAATCTTGAGCGCTAAGACTAAATTTCATTCTAAATCTCTCCTAAATAGTAGAAAAAGGGCGCTAGGTAAATGTCATTACCGGCCACTTTTTGGACAGGGCTGTCCTGCCTTACATTAGAAGTATAAGTTACTCGCCTTCGATTGTCAAGGGTTAATTAAGGATCTCCTGTAATACTTGCGCCAAAGTCATCAGCGTATACCTGATTGATAGTGGCATTAAAATCACCAATATTAACACCAAAGGCCAAAATATTCAAACTGGCATCAAGGCCAAGATTTCCGCCTGTACCAGTAATAGAAGCTCCCATACTCTCCTGTTGGTTCGTTCCCAAAACAGAGTCGATACAAGATCTAATGGCCTCATCTAAAGTGGTAAAGGAACTAATGTTTCCTAATCTACAAACTCGGGAACCAGCAAATTCTCCGAAGAGATCCTCAGCAATCTCTTGGAAAGCAGCGATATTGATAAACCAATTCTCAGTGACGTCCTGAATAAAAGCCTGGTCAGTCCCATTAACATAGAAGTACTCCGTGAAACTACCTTCCATAGTCAACCTGAGTTCTCTAATATTTAGTTCTTGGCCCGAACGCAAATCTGCGGCAAGTATTCTATTTAGATTTGGGGTAACTTTGGGCTGTAGGAAGACTACAGTAAGATCGGCTCCGAGATCGACGCCCGTCAGCTGTCCAAAGA